ATAAAGGGGTGGGGGTATGTTTTTAGACCCCTCCCCCGGTGTCTTTTTTATCCCTTACTACCTTTATATAGATATCAAAAGGATCAATTTCAATGATTCGATCGATTGCTTTTTCTGTTTCAATGTCTTTTTGAGTGTTTGACATATAATCTTCAATGTTAGCAACTCTTGCAATCTTAGAACAAGACAAATAATTGTTGTCAACATCGAATTGATACCAATCATCAAACTCATCAAAAGGATCAAAAGGATTATCGATTGTTGTTAATGCAACATCTCTTGAATCTTCTTCATCGTTCATTGTCATTCAGCTCCTTTCAAATACTTATAAAGTGTTGACTTTGGAATGCCAAGCTTTGTTGCTATTTGTTCTATTGTGAAGTTACCTGAATCAGCCATTCGTTTAGCTCTGCTTACTTGTGCATCAGTTAATGAATTAGTTTGTTTAGGCATTGCTCTTTGTCTCAAAGAGTCAGGATCAGAATTGTCAAGTATTTGTTTTAGTTTATCGTTGCTTATAGCACCAGCTTGAATAGCTTCCCATTCTTGATCATCTATTTCTATATTTCTTTTTCTTCTAGAAACAGACCCTATTTCTTCCCTATTTTTGGATAGTGATCGTTGACCATACTTCTTTAAGTCCTCATTTGAAAGCGATGGATCATCAGCTATACGTTTACTTAGCTCAACATTAGCCTTACGTAGGGCCTCACGCTCCCTCCATGCGTTCTTCTGGGCGTTGTTTAGCTTAGCATTTAAAGAACTGACCTGGGCTGCATATTTTTTAGCAGCACTAGGGTTATACTGTAAGTCCTTAGTATTGTATATCTCTAGTCTAGCATTGTTTGCTAGAGCCTTAAGGCTGTTGGCATAGTCCGCATAGGCTATCTCCTTGGGGTTATGTGGGTCTCCTATGAGGGTCCTAGCATCTGTAGCTTCAGCCATTCTTGTACTTTTATCCATTCTTGTAGCTGTCCTATAAACTATATTGCCCTTTTTATTGGTATAGGTCACTGTACCATCATCTGCCACGTGTAGTACAGGGGAGTATTTATCTCTAGCAGATGCGTCACGGGTATCATAAGATATCTTTTTACCATCAACTGTAGTCATGGTTCTTATTCCTGTATTCTTATCTATAGAACCAACAGCATAATATAGTTTACTTGGGTCAGCTGGTGTATATATTAAAGCACCTTCTGGTTTGGAGGGGTCATAATACGGTTTTCCTTTTATGTTTACTTTCGGTTGGCCTTGTCTTTTTAGGACATCTTGCTGACCTTTTGCTCTTGAGACAATTGTACCAGCGCTACCAAAACCTATAGGATTACCATTTGCATCTCTTTTTATTTGATACTTAGCTTTTAATCTAGTTATTTCATTATCTATTTCACTAGCTTTATAATCATACTTATGTTTTTCAGCATCAATAACAACCATCGAATGTTTAACTGCCATAGCCAAATCACTATCTTTAGCACCTTGTAATGTCATGTCTGTTATAAGATTAGATACAACACCCATTTCTCTTTGCTTTGTTCTATTAGTCATTGCAGAGAATTCATGCCCATTACATTCATATATTTTATTACCTTTTCTATCCGTTTTCTGTTTACCATTTGAATCGTAAACAGGTGTTCCTTCATACATACTAGGATCAAAGGTTCTTAAGTCTTGTAAATATCGTCTTCTACTTACTTTAACTTTACCTTTAGGATCATCAGTAGGAATACACATTACTGTATCACCATCAAAATCGGCTCCTGATAATTGGTCAGCTACTTTTTTATTTATACAAACAGCGTCAATAGTATCGAATTTACCTATTAATTTCTGACCCAATTTGTTTTTATTGTTTACAGTACAAACAGGTATTTCGAATGTTCCCGAATGAGGATATCTTATTAAAGCTAGTTTAGTTCCGTTTTCATAACCAGGTGCATATATCTCATCTTCCTTTAATGTGTTATTAGGAATTATAACATGATATTTTTGACCTGGTAATGCAGCGGCTTTCAAATCCACAGCTGCTTTATCGCAACCATCTGCAAACTTCTGAAGATAATATTTTTTAACAACAGGATTAGTCAAACTATTTATCTCATCAAATTCATCTTTTTTATTATCCTTAGCCAATCCTAATTGCCTTTTTATCATACTGATATTTTGCTTAGAAAGAAATTGTGAAGGAAGTGCATCTGACCATTCTGACCAATCTCCTTCTGCTGACTTTTTATTTATAAGACCTAACTTTTTGTTACCTTTGCTATCAGTATACCAATATTGTCCTCCTTGATCAGCATCTTTTATTGTCGAACCAAAAGGATTCTCTGGATCGTTTTTTATATTTTTTAAAACTTGCTTAACATTCTTGTCAGGATCTTTCATTGGTGTTCCTCTTGGTTTGTTAGTGTTAAAAATAACATCTACACCAGGAGGAAAATCTTTATCATCTCCATAAACTGCCATTCCTTTAAGATAATGAGTTCCATCAACTAATATACGAACTTGAGAATAATGATCACCGTTAAGACTTAAATCTTTTACACCTCTTCGTAATTCAATAACACCATCTTTATCAACACCTTTAATTCCATCAGAATCTTTATCTTCAGCATACCTTATTTTTAATCTTTTAGAATCTAGTGACTCTGGATAATTAAATTTCTTTTCCAATGTTTTTCCATTATCTCTAGAAATATATTTTGTAAGTGTTTCTATTTGATCGTAATTATATAATTCTGACGGAGTATTCTTACCTTTAGCCGGTTTGATTTCTGGTTTACATAGAACTTTCTGAATAGTTTGTTTATTCTTATTAGTTGGTTGTGGAATACGATTACTGTAAGTACCATATCCTTCTTTTTCTAGTAAATATAAAGCGGCATCTAATTTCTCTCTAGATACATTTATTTCTTTTTCAACACCTTTACCGACATCAATCATGCCATATTTAGATTCATCTATACGTTTCTTTAAGGAAGCTGCTAAATCTCTTGTTTGATTTTCTTTGGTTTTAGCCATTTGATTTAAATATCCTCTAACGGTAGATTCTCTAACATTTCCTAATTCACGACCTATTTGAGTAGCGCCCCATGTTGGATGCTCTTCCATTATTTTTCTTACTCGTGAAAATGTAGCTGCTTCTCTATCTTCTTTGCAGATTCTTTTTTCAGCTCTGTATTGATTTATAGATAAACCAAAAGTATTTTTAATATTTTCAGGTGTTTCTTTCCAACCTTTAAGTTTTAATTGATCTATTTTTTGTAGAAAATCCCTAGGTCTTTGAATTGGGGTATCACCGGTTCCATAATGATACCTACCAGACCCAGGACCAACTTTTGATTCAATATGATCTAACCCAACATGCTCAAGAAATTCATCTTCAGTCCATTTAGCAGATCCTAAATAACTGATTATTATGTCAGATAATTTTCGACTCATTTAATTCTCATCCTCTCTTAGTATATTATCAAAATGTATAATTAAATTCATTACCTCTAATATCTCTTCTCCTGTTGGTTCATAAGGAACTATTTCATCACATTGATATATAGCTAAATATATTTTACTTAGACTCCTTGGGTCTATTTTATATTCTAAACAAAATAAAGCGGCATATACAACCAACTGGTCCATATGGGCTTTAATAATTCCAGTCTTCAAATCATGAATTCTAAGAACTTTTGTTTTTTCGCTGTAATATATAGTATCCGCGGTTCCATAAAAATAAGGCGAATAATATAAAACGACTTCAGGTGTCATATTAAAACCTATAGCATCATTGATATATGAATTTATAGTCTTTTTAGTTCTTGGCATTTTTATACCAAGTTTAATAGTTTCAGCAGCCCATGCATGAAGTCTAGTGCCAAGTTCCTTAGCTTTCATACTATCTCTTACTTCAATTATTTTTTCATCAGAATATCTCAGCCAACTTGATTTACTTGCTGAGAACGGTGCATGAGTTCCTTCGAGATTATTATGATTCTTGAATATCACATATGTCACTCCTTCCTATTTGTTGAAAAAATCAGTAAGTTCATTAACAACATCATTTTTATTTTCAGGATATATAAATCTTGAAAAGGACATGTTATTCATTTTTTCAACATAGTAATCTTGGTTAGGTTGATGACTTGCTTTTTCTGATCTCTTATTTTCAAGAGTAGCCCATTTGTTTTTATAAAGTACTAACAAATCAGGTATGCCTTGAATATAAGATGAATCAAGCTTAGTTACCATACAACCAGGAAATAAATTTTCCAATTCTTTTTTTAAGCTATGTTGAAACTCACTTTCTTTTTTCAAATTAATCACTCCTAAGCAAAAAACAAAAGAGAAATAAAACCGAAATTCTACTTCTCTCCTATAAAAGGGCGTGTTTTTTACGCGAGTGGTTATTTTTCAGAAATTTTTGCAGTAAGAACATTTATAGATGAAGCTATTGCAAATACACCACCTATTTTACACATTTCTAAATTTTTTGACAATAAGCCAGCTACTGTAAAAATGATTGATAATATTGTACACATTATTTGTCCTCCTATTTTTTTAATAATTTAAATAAAACTTATCAACTGTTATATTTAATGCATCAGCTAATTTTCTTAAAATATATAAATCGGGTGTTCTCTCACAATTTATATACCGAGATATAGAAGTTGTTGTATACCCAGTAATATCTGATAGCATTTTTTGACTTATGACTCTTCGACGCATCCAGTATTTAATCATATGTCTAAATTCATAGGCAACTTGAGCTTCAGTCTTTTCAGTCCATTCATCTGGAATATTAATAATCTCCTGATCTAAATTACACCAAATGAATCTATGGCCTATATTTTTAAAATTTACTAATAAATGATCGCAGCATATTTCTTTGACTGATTCAACTTCTTCATCTCTTATAATTGGGTACATACGATTTAATAGACTTTGGTATAAATATAATTCACTTTCACTAATACCTGATAAAGTACTATAAATAATATCTACCTCCTTTTTTGAATATTTATTTGAAGTGGCCATTTTTTGTAAAATTTGCTATATTATATATAAAAGTGTCAAATTACCATTTTGGCAATTTGCTATCTAAATTTCCGTCCGGTTTAAAAAAAAGTGGCCATTTGGCCAAAAAACCTTCAAAACCCTTGTAAAATAAGGGTTTTAGCCTGGCCACTTTTGAAAAAAAATTTGGCCATTTGGCCACTTTTTTTGGCCATTTTGCCATTTTTTGCCAATTTTCATCATTTTTGCCAATTTTTCAATTTTCCGATTTTTTCGAATTGGCCACTTTTTTTGGCCATTTGGCCACTTTTGAAAATGGATTTGGCCAGCAAATTAGCTCGAAATTGTCTCGTCAACAGCGTCTTTTAGAGCATTTTTTAGGTCATTTTTGCCTTCTAAAATGATATAAAATTCGTTCGAAATCTTGTTTATAGCCCTCGTACAACCTACTTTATATCCTAAATATCCGACAATTCCTATCAAAATACCTGCCTCACAAGCCTTAATTTTCCTCTTATTTTCCTCTTTTTTTAATACATTTTTAACATTTTCAGCATATTTTTTAATACTTTTCATTTAAAATTCCTCCTTAAAAACTCATTTTTTATTAATATTTTACCATTACTGCGTCTCTCTCGTCGATGTTCTTCTTCAAAATAACTCAAAATCCACCCTATTAAAACGTAATCTTCCTTCAAAATATAGCCTCTAATATGCATAATTTTAAATATATTGTTAATCATTATGTATTTTTCTTCATCTTTATACTCCAATAAATGCAAATATTCATGGCTAACTGGCATTAAAACAGCACCATTTTCGATACTTTTCTCTCCACCATTCTCTTTTTTAACAATATGATGATAAGTTGCTTTATTTTTATTCAAGTGATATCCCATAAAATCATACTTATTTAGCTTAAATTTACGTATTAATATCTGTGTTTCGTTCATTATTTTACCTCATTTCAATATTCTTTAACTTGTATCATAGTATCTTTAACGGCCCAAGCACCACTAACAAATAAATCAATCCTTCCATTACTCATGCTAGATCCACAAGAATCTAAAACAATCGCTGGATAATCAATTCCATCAATATTTAATATAAGTTCATCATAATATTTGTAAGTTCTTACTCCATCTGCTAAAGACCATCCGCTCCTAGTCAAGTAATTAGTCGCTGTAGCAATCACTAATTTACCATTATATGTGTACCAACCCTTGTCATTAACACCAAAATCCCAGCTACAAAGCCCGCTTCCTGTGCAATTACCTGTTCCATACCCGTCATTAGCATAAAAACTGGTCATGCGAGTCTCATATATGTCTCTTGTAAGCCCTTTAACAGGCTCTACATCAACTACTTCCTCAATAATTGGCTCAGATTGCACTTCAGAAGTACTCTCAATTGGCTTTTCTGGCTCTTTTTCCTCAATTTTTGTCTCTTTTACCTCTTTAAAATGCCCTCTGTGAGCCATTTTAACGGCCTTCTCAGCGTCTTTTGTATAAGCATGACAAATTATATAAGTTCCTCCATAAATAACCGTCAGAGCAAGCATAATCATGCTCAAAACGGCTAAAATTCTATAATTAAAAATTCCTTTCCTCATAATATATAAATTTCACTCCTTTTTATCTTCTTTATAATCTTCTTTGTATTCTTCTTCATCAATTTTAGATGCTGCTAAAAAGCACCACATAATAAATCCTACAAATAAAAATAACATAAACCACCAAAATATCATTTTCTAATACCTCTTTTCTTTACTAATGGCTTATCAAATTCAACATACATAATACATTCGTTATTGTCTATAATCATGCATTCCTGATAAACATTTTTATTCAAACTACCAATAGCCGTATAAGAATACCTTTCATCTTCAAAATTAAATATAAATTCGTAAGGTTGACCTCTACCTTCTATTGGTCTTTTTCTCGCCCATAATTCCATTATCTGTCTAAACACCTCAATTCTAATTTTTCGTTCTTTAGCTGCTCTTCTAATAATTTGATTTTCAATTCTTTATTTTCTTTCTGAAAAGATTTTATAAGATTAGGGTATCTTAAGCTTTCATTTATCTTCGTAATGTCCTTCCTAATCTCAAAATACTCTAGCCGTTCCTCAATAGACATGTCATCAAAATTATCCACAGAAAATCCAATTATCTGAACATTAGCATCGTCAAACCACATATAATCACCTCACAATAGTATATTTGCTATCATTATAACAATAAATGCAATTAAAGCCAATATTATTGCTACAATGCTGAATATATAAAATATAGTTTCCATATAATCACCTCATCATTTATAATCTATTATTTACTCCTACACTAGCATACACTGCATTATATATTTCTCTTCGTAAAGAATCTGGATCTATATATTTACGTTTTTCTAGTTCGTCTAATTTTGAGTCCCAATGTTCTATATCAAATTGTTTTATTTCTTCTTTTTGTTCATCGTTTAATAACATATATAGCATTTTTTCTATTCTTTCAATTTTATATATTATTTCCTCACTCATTATTTATACCTCACTGTTTAACGCTTTATTAAGTGTACTATCAATACTACTTAATGCACCTTCTATCTGATAATTATACCAATCCAATACCTCATATAAATTATGACCATTATATAACATTCTTATAGCTCTTTTATACTCGTAACCATACCCACCTACAATAATTGCTGCTTCCACAAATTGCATAATATTATTTAATCTTTTTTCAGTTTCCTCACTCATTATTTATCCCTCACTCATCTAATTTATACTCGTCATTCGACATCTGATTAAAAGTAACGATCGATACTATATCAATTGTATCTAAAGGTTTATTATCAACCGTTAGATATTTAAAATTACCTTCTCTATCAAAACACGCATTAACAACATAATATTGATCAGAAAGATATCTTCCTTGTTTATATCTTACATAATCTCCTGTTAAAATTAAATTCTTTATATCAGGATCAGAGTTTATTATCTCATCTGAAGTTATTACATTTCTATAACCAGTATCATGATCATAAGCTATATATCTGTCAATAACTATCATTCCCAAAGATTTAACCTCGTAATCAATAAATTTAGCCATACCATATTTAGTACGAACATAATCACCTATTTTCATTATTAACCACCTTTACTATATCATTAATCTTCTTCTTAACAGTTTGCATATCTAGTCTTAATTCTTCTATATGTATATCACAATACCCAAATCCCCAATCACTGTTAAGATCTTTTAATTCTTTAAGACTATCTTGTTTATCTTTTTTGTTTTTATTTGATTTATTTTCTAATTCGTCAAAAGCTGTGACTTTAATATCTAACCAATTATTTTTTGCACACGCCGATAAAAATAAATAATTATCTGCATAATTTTCATAACAATAATCTTGATCTTTCTTATACCAAACTTTATCATTATAAATAACTTTATTAGGTGCTTTACCCTCTTTAACTAACTTTATCAATTCATAAATTGTTATTTCTTTCACTTTAATTCTCCTTCCTCGATAATATCATTTTTATGACTCCACAATTCATCTGCTTGTTTGTATGTAGCTAGCGTTTCTTCTAATGTTAAGCTTATACCCATTTCCTTATGTTCATTATCATAAAAATAAAATTCTACACGTTCTGTATTAAAATCAAATGCTATTTCTTTAGTATATTCATCACATTTAAAAATCCAAGAAATGAATTTATCATCTGATATAGATTTATAGCCGATTTCTTCGAACATTTCTGTTGCATTTTTATCGTTCAACATAAGTTCCTTCCAATAACTCTGATAATTCATAATTCATACTGTTAATTTCTATAGTATTTTCTTCTTGTGATAAATCTGTTATATTAGGAATATATTCTTTTATAGCATTACATAAAGCTTTATAATCTTTCTCTTTTAATGTTATGTTATATCTAGTCAAAAGTCGATCGATCCATTGATCTTTTAGATTAAGTCCTGGATAAACACATGTAAAAGGTATATTACGTTCTTTTAATTCATCTCTAACTACTTTATGAGAACTTAACAATACGTCATAACACTGACTATTTAAATTCTCAGCAATATTAACATATATTTTATACCAATTTTCATCTCTTTTACCATCTATCCAAAAATTACCACTTTCCAAATCTATATATTTCTTAACTCCTCCTATACTAGATTTCCCTATTCCTTGATAACCTACATAAATCATGTACATTAAACCTCCTTTAACATTTCTAAAATTTCATCTATTAATTTATCATTATGTTCGACATATCCTATATAATACTCTCTATTTAATTTTTCTTTTATTTCATCAAGTTCATCAAATAATTCATTAAATACTTCAACTGGTATTATATAAGTTCCTCCATTTTTATGATATTGTTCATAATCACTCCTGCTCATATGTTTCATCCTCTCTTACATCGCTAGCATAAGTAAGCCAGAATACAGCCTCTTTTAATTTTTGACTAGCTATATCCTGTTCTTTACTTCTCTCACAACAAGCATCTAAATATTCAATAAAATGATCTAGACTGTCAACCATACTAGATAAATAATCTGTTAAATCTAACATTTCCATGCAATCATTCCTCCTAAATCCTATCAACCATTTGCTTAATTGTTTCTTTTAGTATATTTAATTTGTAATTAAGTCTACTATTAATGTGTTCTATATTTTCTTTTTCTTTTTTCAAGCTTTCCAATTCTATTAGTGTTTCTTCCAATTTAATTGAAAGCTCCTCTTTACCCATATCTTTGTATTTATCCATAAAATCGCCCCTCCTAATCTTTTTTATTTAAAAATACATAATAATACATTAAATATCAACATAACTATTAATGCTATATGCATTTTTTTAGTTTCATTTCTTATTGCAAAAATACACCAAGCTATAAGACTAATAAACCATAATGTAAAAAATACTACTTTCATATAAACTCCTAAATTATTTCTTTAATGGGCTCTTTTAAAAATCCTAAATTTTCAGTAGGTAGATTAGAAACAGATTCTTTTCCTAATGCCCATTGATTATCTATAACATAATAACTCATGAACTCAAATAGCATCTCGTTATCTAATATGTAAAAATCGTTATGTTTAGTAGCCCACTTATCTATAAAATAACAGCACTCGCCAATATTTTTATTTATATCCCCATGTAAATACTCTTTATCATACCTGAATGTCAAACTAATATTTTTATTTATAACACCTGGGTCATTATTATATACAAAAGGCAATTGAAATAACATATGTATTTCTTTTAATGGCAAAACCTCGTCACCTCTTAACTGAGCTTTTATTGTATCTTCGATTCCTTTTCTAGGTATAACTAACATGCCCCATCCAACTTTTATATTTTCTAAATCTTTTCTATTAAATGGATATTTGTCCCTTAAAAAATATGCAAAGTTCATCCACTTAATCATTTCCTCAAAATTATAATATTTTTTTTCACTAAAATCACTCATTTTATATCCTCCTTATCTAACCATTTATAAAAATCATTTAAATCTTTTTTATTTTCTATTCTAAACGATTTATCTTTTCCACTATGTCTAGTTTTTACATAAAATATAATTCCGTCCCTAGTATCAAGAGTAAACCACAATTTAAAATCCAAATATTTTGGCATTTTTCTGTCATTTAAAGCTGAACATTCCTTCCATGAATTATTAGCCATAACATAATCAATTAAATCCTTAAGATCTTGACTTGTAATAAGTATCACCTCCGTTTCATCAATTACTTTTATCATATAAACTCCCAACCATCTTTAAAAATAGCATTTGGCCATTCACTTAATCTTACTATTTCAAAAGCTTTTTCTTTTCTAACATCTCTCTTCTTAATATCATATAAAATTTCCTCAAAATTATTTTTGTTATCACCTATTCCTATGATATAAGAATTCTTCTTTTCTTGTACTAATAATTTTTTATTTGGATCGACAAATATTTCCTTACAATAAACACCGCCTAAATATTCATCACATTTATTATAATATATTGTAATACGAAATAACATTAATCACCTCCACCTATATAAACGCCACCTTCGCTCATTAGTTGTCCTTCCTTTGTATTTTCTTTTATAAAGTTTACAATAGTTGTAATTTCATCTTGATACATTTCAACATAACCTGTTTGTTGCAATATTGCGTATATTGTTCTCCAAGCTTTTATTATTTCTTTATTCATTGTTATCACCTTCTCCTTTCAGTTTAGGTGCTGGTATTGGTATTTCAAATTTTGGCAATTTTAATATTTCGTTATACAATGCATCTGTTTCTTCTTCAGTCATTCCGCATCTAAGTTTATTAACTATTGAATCTAATTCTTCTATTTGTTCTTCACTCACTCTTTATCACTTCCTTTGTATTGTTTGATTAAAATAATAATTTCGATTGGTGCAAATGCAATATCTAATGCTATACATATACAAAATACTAACAACAAAATTGGCAAAAATAAAAATTGATAAATTATCGGTATATAAAAACTCCCAAGTATATTCAATTCACTATAATAAAAATTTTCAGTTATCACTCTTTACCACTTCCCTTTAGTTCTTGTAATTTTCTTTTTAAATCATTAGCATCAATAACATAATAATATTGTGTATCTTCAATTTTAAATTTTTCTTCAATCCATTTTTCTAATTCATTTATTATGTTTTCTTTTTGTTGTAATTTGTTTTGTAGATATTTTATATAATTAATAATTTCCTTTGGTTGGTCAAAAAAACCATCTTGCCCAATTTGTATTGAGGTTTCTCCTATATAAACATTATCCTCAATCATTAATTATCACTTCCTATAAACCATTTTGCTATTAATATACTTGCAAATAATATACCTAAAAATAATATTACTAATTCCATTACTTATTCACTTCCTTTTTTTTTAATTCTTGCAAACAATTTATTAAAATATCAATTCTACTTACCATAAAAGCTTCATTTAATGATAAACAAACTTTCCTTTGCCATTTTAATTCTTCTTCAAATTCATTTATAATATTATTTAGTCTATTCTTTTCAGTAGATAATTCAATATTTGTTTTATTAAGATATTCGTTATCTTCTTTTAATCTTTCTATTTCTTTTTCGTATTCTTCAATAGTATTTAATAAATCTTCACTCACTCTTTATCACTTCCTAATCTCTATATACATCAAATTCTTCTTCGAGTTTTTCATATATTGTTTTAAAAACATTTATTATTGCTTTATCTTTTTCAGTTATTTCATTAGGTTCTTTATTTGCATATATTGTTCCATAATCTTCTAAATCTTCATCAAATTCATAACCCAATAATTTCATATATTCCATTATTGCTAATCTAATCTTTTTCACTCTTTATCTTCTCCTTTATGTAATAATTCAACTAATATTCTAACTAATAAATATACTATATAAACATCATAACAATCTAATTTTTTTGCTATATAACAAAATATAAATGTTGAAAAAAATATCATTATTTCTTTTTGTATTCTTTTCATTGTTTATTCTCCTCTTCATCTTCTTTTGCTTGTTCTAGCATTTTCATAAATTCTTCTTTGCTCACTCTTTATCACTTCCTTCATCATCTACTGGTTTCTTTATTAATTTTGCATAACCATCATCCGACAATATTATTGATAAAATTGATAAACCTAATAAAGCTAATATAATTCCTATAAAAATTAATATTTTCACTTTTCTTTAACCCTCCTAACTTTAACTTCTTCCGTTTTTCCATTAAATTGTTCTAATATCTTTTTAATATCTTTTAATTCCTCTATTGTAAATTTCTTATAATCTAATTCATAATATAATTTGATTAAAACTTCATACATAAGTCTTACCTCCTATATACTCTCATCCTTTTATTCAGCAACCTATTCAAAATATAAATTACCCAAAACCTCAACCCTCTTCTTTTGAAACAATAAATTTTATCCTCTAAAATTATAGCATTATCCGGTTTACTATTAAACATAACGAACCCTTTTCTTCTTTTTAGTATTTTCTCTTCTTTCTTTTTCTTTTCGACAAGCTTGAAGGGTACCCATAAAAACTCTCTGATAATTGCATCCATGAGGTGTTTCAGTTTCGTGATATAAAATATGTGTCTTTCTTCCTTCTGGCTCTTTACTTTCTCTAATAGTGTATTTATCTTTAATTCTTTTAATCTTTATTTTAAATTCTTTCATAATATTATTCTCCTTTTAATCTTTGAAATCTTTCATTAACTTTTTTAATTTATTTATACTTCTTTTCTTAATCCTAGATATTTGCGTTTGGGTAGTGTTTAATATTTTAGCTAGATCATTCTGAGATAAAAACTTATTACCATTCAGAGAATATAGGTGCTTAATTATAAATTTTTCTTTATCATCTAATTTATCGACAGAATCATATAATTTGTTGATCATATCATTGTACATTAAATCCTCTTCTAAATTAGTATCGTCCGGAATCAAATCTTCAATACAAAGATTATTGCCTCGACATTCTATACTCTGTGATAAACTTATAGGATTTGGAGGCTGCTTTTTAATTTGTCTAAAATACATGTATATTTCGTTTCTTATGCAACTATATGCATATGAACTAAAAGACATATTTTTAGAATCATTAAAACTTTTAGCAGCCTTTATTAATCCTATCATCCCATAGCTATATAATTCTTCCACATCTCCGTAAAACTTTGATTTTTTTATTACATAATATATTAAATTTTCGTTGTCTAAAATCAACTTGTCAATATCCTTTTCCATAAAATAACCTACCTAGTTTGTAATTCTCTTAACAACATTTTCTTGAAATAATTCCTATCCAAAGTAGCTCCACATAGATGACATTTACCATATTTTTCTATAAAAACTCTATGGTTCTGGTATTTACATTTTGGGCAAATAATATTATCCAATGCGTTTGCTCTTTCCTCTTTTGTTGTATTTTTAAAAGAACCTCTGTTCCCATATTTTTTATACTTATCTCTTATACCAATAGCCATCTACTTATCCTCCTTTGTAGAATCTTTATCCATAAAATCTAATCGTCCATTATATTTTTTGATTTGGTAATTTGTTATCCTAACGAACATATCAGCAGCTTCAACATCATTTAAACCATATTTTTCTTTAACTTCTTTTTTAAACTTTTTACTAACTATAACTCTATCTTTATAAATATTAAAAATTAATTCACTTTTATCCATATTAAATCTCCTTAAAAATATTATTTAAAATTAAAACCAACCACCTGAAATTTCACAAAATACTATTATAAATATAACAAATAAAATACACTCTACAAAGAATATCTTTGCTAATAATTTTATAATAGGTTTATATTCTTCGTCTATCATACATCCACACCACCTTTAAAAGCTAATTCCCGCGGAAATACTTTAATTAGTTTAGTCTTTATATTTTTTGGGCCACCTGTTAAGTCATTTAAATCAGCATGCTGCTCATCTGAATATAAACCTAATTTGTCACAGTATTCTATTGTTTTATAATTAACACATACAAATCTATAATCTGATTCAGTATCAAAATATATTAACTCTTCATCACCAGTGTTTTTCCTCTTAACAATGGCTATTTCCTCGCAATATATTTCACCATCAAAGAATTTTAAAATAACAACATCCCCTGACAATAACAACCTAAATATATTATCGCTTGGTCCTATACCATTTATTATTTCTTCATAACTGTTCCATCTCCAGATATCTTCTTCAATATCACCTTGATTGGTATCTATATGGAACTGATACTGATTTTTACAAAGTCGCTCCTTATCAATCTTACCTAAATATCCGTGTGATGTCCTTATATACTTTCCTTTTATATTTATCCCACTCATTGTAATTCCCTCCTAATTATTTAAAAAAATAAGAGTCTAGGCTAAAATACCTAAACTCTTAAAATTTTAAGTTTTCAATTATTGCTATTAAAAACATTACACCAAACATAGATAAACCACTTAAGATTCCAAAAGTTAAATAAATCATAAAGTTTTCAATCTTATCTAGTCTTCTCTTTGATTTTGCTTTTCTATTACGCTCCTCATTAAGCTTTCTAGTTTTGATCTTATTTTCTTTGATGATTTGATTCATCTTTTGATCCTCCTTAGTGCTTCCTATCATTTCATAATCTTTTAACATATAATATCACTCCTCTCATTATATCAAATGTTTTTTACGCGAATTATTCTTCCGAGGAATCTTCTTTATAATTATTAACTGCAAACCTATTTTGTTGTATAACAAGTTGCGGATACAATGAATCATCTTCTGAAATTTTATCGATAATCCTGGATGGACCTGTTATAATATTGTTAAATAGGTTAAATCTGTGACGTTTTATATACTCAATATCCCTATCGTTATTCACATATATTGTCCTGTAATTTTGCATCTTCTTTCTCCTTTCCGGAGTGTTGTTCAATAATAAGTTTAGCAGCTTCTTTTTCACTATCAGTGAGTTTTGATCTATTCGTACAATAACACACAAGTAATCTAACGTCTGATTTAAGTTGTCTGTTTTCATCAACCAATTTAGTATTACTAGCTATCATTCGACGAATATCATTATATGTCCAATTGTATCTATTAATTTTTCCTATCATCTTGAATATTTTAGACAATTGTTGCTGTTAAACCAATTTATATCTTGTGTTGTTGAACATTTGTAATCTTTGTAAAAATCATAAATTAATGCATAAGTGCATATTACAAACATAATTAAAACAACTAACAAACATATAAGTATGTTTTCTTTTTTATCCATATTGTCCTTCCTCCTATTTTCTTTTCTTAACTTCAGTTGCTTCTTCAAATTTAATAGGTTTTCTACTATTAATATTAACCGGATTACTTAAACATGTTTCACATGGTTCTTGCTCCCCGTCAAATTCATTCTTTGGTAAATCTCGATATTTACATAATTGACAATATTTTTTGAAATCTACTATTTTTTCTTCGTTATTCATTGTATCCTCCTACCAATTAATATAGTTACTTTCATTAAAATTTTTCTTTTGAGATAATGCTCGTGATATAGCCAAGTCTATTCCTGATTTGCTTTTTAAATGGTAATAATATAAATCTTTATAAGGTGTGTTCAATCTATCAATTCGTCCGGATGCTTGCTCCATGATTTTATAACTATAGTTCTGACTATAAAATATAATAGTATCACAATATATACAATTCCACCCTTCTGCTCCAGCTGAATATTGTACTAAATACATCCATCTTTCACCAGATGGTAAAGGCTCGTGTTTATGTCCATTCCATTGCTTAACTTCATATCCGGGCATTTGTATGTTTAGTAAAGCTTCTAATTCATAGTCGAAGTTGTAAAATATAATAGCTTTTTTGCATTTCTCTAATATCTCGCATACCTTAACTATTCTGTCTGGGTCATCATTAACAATCTTTCTCAAAATATAACACAAACTGCTAGCTTGTTGTATAGGTTCATCTTTAAATGGATCCCATCTGTTTTTTGTAGTCAAGGTATACAGATTCTTATCATAATTTACAAATATATTATCATGATGTTGTACAGTATCTCTTTTAAAATCCATATTAATTAAAATTCTATTTTTATATTCTATCAAAGGTTGTATATTTATATACTTTTCTATTTTTGGATACTTTGTAAACCTAGAATATACTACATGCTCCGCTATAAACTCGGTCTTGTTTTTATAAAATCCATTTGCTACAAACACTGGAATATAATCAGACCAGCAATCACCTGGGGTAGCTGACAATAATATCCATCTGTTTTTTCTAGCTATCTTATAAAAAGTCTTAACCCAAGCTCCAGATCCAACTAATCTTTGCTCATCAAATATGAAAAATGAACTGTAAACATTTTGGTATTTCTTTATATTATTCCAACTATCTACATAAATATGGTTTCCGTATCTTTTATATTGTTCTTCGTCCGTAGACATCAAGAAATGTGTAAGTTCACCTTCCCATTCTAAAGTATCTCTTTTTCTAGCGGTTGTTATAATATATAGATCCTTAGCAGGTACCTTCATAGGTTTGTAATCAGGGTCTATACTTCCGCCTTGTTCCTTAAAATAATAATAGAGGGAAGTTCTAGATTTACCAGAACCTACACCTCCATTTAAAATACAACCATTATGCATCTTTTTTACAGCATCCATCTGATAATCATATAAAAATGGTTTACTATTCAAGCTCATTTACATCATCTTTTCTAACTTTTCCTACAGTTTTATATTCATAAGTATTTGTACTCTCTGTGTAATAATTATATTTAACTTTAAAATATCTTATTTTATTATTATCTGTTACTGACAATTTAACGGTTCTTATATTGTTTCGTCTAGAACACTTTAATATATTGACATCATCTTTATCAATTTTGCTATTATTAAAATATCTTTTATTGCAATAAAATACAACTATATTCTTTGCTAAATTAATTATATCTTGTCTAGCCATTCTACTCATAATAAATTTTTTCCTATTCGATTACGTCATTCATTCTTCTTGCAAATCTATCTGGCGTAAAATGAACGCACATTGATTGTAGGTATGCTGTTATTCCACTATTACCAGCAGCCATAGTCCAATGATATGGTCTAATATCCATGTCAACACTACTTATATTTAAATCATCGATCATGTTTATAACTTCTTCACTTATTTGTTTGATATTTTCACCATCGTCTAAATATATAGTAGGTCTCATTCTTTCTGTATATTTAACCTTAACAGGTAATGTATTGAAAGGTTCTTCACCCTCCTCAGCAGCAGGTCTTCTTTTTACATGCCATCCGTCGGCCTCTAATTCATCTGCATATTCTTCTGGAATAACTATGGCAAAACTTCTTTCGCCATTAGCATTAAATTTTCCAGGTGTACCACTAAAATTCCTATAAACAATTCTAGCCTCATCAATTTCTAATATAGTATTATTTCCATTTTCTCTCTTTGTAATTTTCATTTTTATATCTCTCCTTTACTTTTCTTGAAAATTTTTAAGCTGCAAATGCTTCAAAATCACCATATTGGGATATTGTATCTACAGCTTCATCTACTAAAATATTATAATAACTTTTGTCAATTATATTTTTTCCATTATTGTAATCATCTCGAATCAATTCTGATTCTACCCATCTAAACCCTTTACTTCCTGGTGCAGCATAATAATCTCCGTTCTGATCTCTTAGCAATATACCGCCTCCAGTTCCAGGTAATACTGGACAGAAATTACCAACTTTACCAACAAATTTGTAATCATGCCCCTTCTTTATTTCAGATTCTAATTCCATCTTAGTTGTTTCAAACTCGCCTTCAGATATCTGTTCTTTTTTATATAATGTCTCTAATTTCTTCAAATCTTTTTCTTTTTCTGAAACATCTGGCAAAGTTTCATTTAAATCTAAATATAATGCAGACTTGACCGATTTAGTCTCACACATATCGTCAAATTCAATAGGCTCTTTGCTAAATAAAGTTTTGAACACATATGGCACCTGAAATTGTGTTCCTGTAGCAGTCCATTTACCACCTTTTTTTACACATTTACTTGGGATGTATCCATATTTTTTTTCGCATAACTCAGCATCACTATATTTAGCTATATACACAGCATCATTTACCAAACACATTTTTTCGTATGTAGCCTCATGTTCGAATGTATATCCATATTTCTCACCGAAATCCATAACAAATTTTATTATTTCTGGAGTAGCATTAGGTATCTTTATCGAATCAGTCTTAATATGAGCAACTTGGAACCCTCTCTTAAGGACTTCCTCTTTTAAATCAACCATAAACAAAGCTCCACGTTTTGCTACAAGATTATCTTTATTTCTATTATCTCTAAATGGGTTATCAAAATTTGCTGCTGTCAAACCATACACAGAATTTATTGCAGTTTTTAAAGCATTAGCTAAACTTTCAGATGTCATTTCACCATTTATAACCCTTTGAATATAAGGTGTTAATTTACCGCCTAGCATATTATTCAATTCTTCCCAAGCTTCATGTTTTATACTAACACGACCTTCAACAATTTCTCTAAATATTCTTGTAAATCTAGGTCCAAATAAACATTCAGCAATTGTGCTATGCGGGTGCATTGAAGCAATGTCTAATAAAGCTACGTCATTATACATTCCGGGAACTGCAAATACATATCCACCTTCACCAACTTCTTCTCCTTTATAAGTTGATACACCAGCTTTATACTCGTATCCTGGGAAATATGGTAATAAACTTTTTTCTTTTCCATGTCTTTGTGACATCATAGCTGGACAAGCCTCTTTTAAGAAATCCTCAACGTCCTTAGGTAATTCTTTAA